CAATACTCTCACCACTCAGTAAAAATAAAAATAACTCCTAATAATTTATTCTCAATCATCCAAGATTTCAATCACTTTTGCAGCTGTTTGAGTTTTATTTTGTTTTACTTTTCCTTTAACTTTCAATGACCTACTTTTGTCAATATGCTGTCTCAAAAATGTTCTAAAAGAATTGTCTTCACCAAAAATGAGTTGCACTGGCGGGGTCATCATTGCTCTCCTTAACATCTGCATTACATCGTTGAGTGTTGTACTGTAAACTATCTGTACATCGTTAACCTGAACAAGAATATCACCAAAACTTGGTTTTGTATTTTCTTGACCCTCTTTGTTTGCTATAATAATTCTTCCTTCAAAGAAAAACATCGTTATTTTATAGCTCGGTCCCTGAAAATACATGCGGTATAGCCTTAAGTCTGGCATTTGAATATTTAACGTTGAAAGTGATGGCAAAATCTCGCCATTTAATTGTTTTTTATTCATATCGACAAACTGAGTCGGTCTATTAACAATAGTATTTTTATCTTCATCAACTTCATCTTCATCGTCGGATAGGCAAACCACAACGTGTTCTGCACACTTGGTCACTCCCTGAGATAAAGGTAATACTGATTTGATTCGACTTTCACAATCATCAATGTCTTCAATGTCGTCATCTTGAAGTTTCATTAAACTCTTTTCTTCTTCCATTGCCAAATTATTGATATCATTCTGTATAATTTGAGTATCAGCAAGATATTCCATACACTTTTTACTCTCAGTCAAATTTTCCATGGTAGTCAATTCATCTTCTCTTTCTTTTTCACCTGCTCTAGATTCTATATCACTAATTTTGACGTTTTTTACTTCATTTTCTCTTTCATAGAATATTGATTTCATTTCATTATCATCATATGTCCGGTGAACAACAATCTTTAGATTTTCTTGACCTTCCACAAATTCCCCAATTTCAGTAAATTTCTTTTCAATTAATTTCCACAAAAGTTCATCTAAGGTACCCATTGCTATAATATACAAGCAGTACACAGGAGCTTGTTGCCCGATCCGATGGCATCTATCTTCTGCTTGAATCATAATTGCAGGAGTCCAAAACATTTCTGCAAACCAAATAGTGGAAGCTGCTGTCAATGTTACAGCAATACCCGCTGCGGTAATCCCAAGTACAGCAATCCTCGTCGTCGGATCTGTCTGAAATCTAACAATTTCCTTTTGTCTCTTCTGAGGCAAAGTGGAACCATCAATCCGAATAAATTTCGTTCTACTTCCGTTCACATTAGACAGTTCCCCTTTCTTGACAATAGCGTCAAGGAAAGATATGTGATGTGCAAATATACACAGCTTTCCTTTTGTTGGGTCATCTAGCCACTTTTTAAGCATAGCAACAATTATGGGAATCTTAGCGGCGCCCGTAAGACTGAAGAGATGACTTAGGGTAGATCCTCTTGATTCCACTGTCTCCTTACCCGAACATAGCGAACGTAATCTTTCAGTGTGATTCTTGTGATGTTCAGTATTAGTCTTTCTTTCTTCAATTGGAATGATTTTGGTCGGACCTGATTGTGATAATTTTGCTAAGACCCCTTTCCCCTCGCGTAATCTACGCATGCATTCTTTGATCTCTCTCATGATTGTATCGTTCTTAATTGTGATATTTGCTTTCTCTCGAATCTTATTAGGTAAACTAGAAAGGGTGTCTACCTTTAATCGACGTATCATGACTGTTGACGTTAGTAGTGTATGCAGTTCAGCTAAGCGGTTGACCGTAGGATCCGCCTTATCCTTATTACCATAAGTGCTTATAAATTCATCCTCATCATCCCATAAGCCCGATTTATCCCTTAATACAGACAATTGTGGATACAATTCAAGAGGCTTTGCAAATGCAGGTGTCCCAGAAAGCAAGATTACGCGAGAAGCGGCCGTTAGCAATGGAATAATACTCTTTGTTCTTTGAGAACTTTTATTCTTGAGCATATGAGATTCATCTACAATAATGCATCGAAACATTCCAGGTTTTATTTTACCACATTGAGCTAAACTAGTGGCAAGACCAAACGAACAAATGACTACGCGTGTATTTTTTGAAATGATCTTATCTTTGCCTGAACTTAAAACATTTATTTCTGAGGATTTGATTAGTTTCATTTTTGTTTTCTCCTTAAAATTTGTCATATCATCCTGTTTCAAACGACTGCAACTTGTTCGGAGTCTTTTACTATTATGATGGTGATCTTTTGAAGATGGCGCTGGATGTCTCTCTTTTTCTTCACCGCAAATATGATTGCAGTTTACACTATCATCCGCGGGAAAGGTAAATTTTTTTCCGTTTACTATAACTGTATTAACATCTGGCTTCTTAGCTTCTCCATTAGTGGATTTAGTATCATTACAACTAGAAGTAGTACTTGCAATACCGTCTATTCCTAACCAGTGCAAAATTTCCACTTCCCAATGATACCTTGCAGTACTTGGACAAAATACTAGAAGAGGCCATTCATTTTCGAAAGAGGCCATACTTGCTATTCCTTGCACTGTCTTTCCTAATCCCATTTCATCTGCAATCAACGCCCTACCCTCTTTCTGTAATACAAAACCCACACCATCTCGTTGGTATGGTGCTAATGCTCGCACCAATCCTTGAGGAATAGAATACTCTGAAAGTTCATCGAGTGTGGTAATGGGACTTTTTTCTTTTGCAGTTTGTGAGAGAGAAAGGGCTTCAAGTTGTCTTGTTGGTATTCCATACACAATACTCCTCGGGCGAAAGCATAAAAATGAATAAAATGGCTGATACGCCGACAGTGGAATACGCCATCGTCCCCCCCCGTCCTCATTAGAGACATTCTTTTCAAAAACTGCTTTCTTACCCATACCATGAATACGTGTGATTTTTTTAATTTCAGCACGAAGACCATTAAGGTTTGGTTCTGTCATCTGGTGTTGATGTGATGCTGCTGTGATGGTAAATTCAGATTGAGAGAGGAGTGTAAGCTTATATGCTTTGACTTCGCCTCCATCTAAAGGCGGTATTTGAACATTCCGATGAAAGTTTATTTGTGTCCATAGAGGTATGTGACCTTGAGAATGTGGTGGCAAATATTGAGGTTCTCTGTTACAGTCTATTTTTTTAAGAGGGATGCGTTGCGTGTCTTCAGCACATGTATTATGATTATGAAGTGTATGAGTTCTTGCAATGGAATCACTGTTTCTCTCGACATTTTGTGCATACATGTTACTCTTATGTTGAGGTTGGATAGTAGATAATGGGCGAACGGTGTTCTGGTCAATACCACGTGATTCACGATAATCGTAATTATTCGTCAAATTTTGCTGTGTTGAAGGCATAGTTCTAATTATTTCAATGGATTCGTCACTATCACTATCATTCTCCAAATTTTTAGAAGATCTATCGTACCTTTCACCAAAAGTATTCTCGCCGATTAGATGATGATTTTGTTTATCAAAATCATCCGACTTGATACCATCTTTTTTTTGGAGTTCTTCTTCACGATTGAGCCGTTGATTTAGCTTAGAATCTTTCATAAAAGTTCTAACATTAGAATTAGGATCAATGCTTGTATCCTGTTTCTTACTCATCTCAGTGTTATTACTCGGATATTTGTTTGGACATTTTAACATCTTCTTACAAAATTCCTCAACAGTCCCGTCTGCAATATCCTCTTCGGTTTTTATTACAAATAGAGAGGCCCAATTTAACCAAGTTACACTTCAAATGAACCCAACACACATATCTTTCCCTTATTAAAATTTACTGTGATTTCAAAGGGTAAATCATCAAAAGTGGATTACTTAATTCATGTTAGCTGATTCT